AAATCCAGCATCGTCCAAAATACGGGCAATGTCGGGAGGCTTCCATCCCTCTGGCTTAAGAACCTTTCCATCTGCTCTCCGATTGACCTTTCCGGTCTTCAAGTCAATTTTCCTAAGATTTGATAGTGCTACTGCATCCCACGCCGTTTCAATCGGATAACCCTTTGCATGGGCGTATCCGATTAGCGTCCACATGGTGTCGCAGATTGCATCCAGAGCAGCTACATCGTTGCCACCCTCGACTGCCTCGCTCAACTCGTTAATCTCTTCGTTGATGAGTTCCAGATACAGGCAGGAAGTATCTTCTGACTTGCTCTGGTCACAGGCAGTCATAAAGTTCTTAACGTCTTCAAATACGCTCATATTCACCTCAGAACGGAACATCGGAATCGCCATAGTCCTTGTCATCCTTTGACACGAACTCCTGCTTATCTGACTTGCCACCCAACAGGGTCAACTGGTTCACCACGATGTTAGTCGATTGACGCTCGTTGCCTTCCTTGTCCTTGTACTTGGAAGTACGCAGGGAACCCTCCACGAGTGCCTGAGAGCCTTTCTTCAGATACTGACCAGCAATCTCAGCAGTACGTCCAAAGGCCACACAGTTGTGCCATTCAGTCGATTCCTTCTTCTCGCCGTTGCGGTTAGAAGTGTTGGTAGTAGCCAGAGAGAAACTGGTCACTTGGCTACCATCAGTCGAATGCTTGACAACAGGGTCTTGTCCCAAGCGCCCAAGAATCATTGCTTTATTCAAAGTTTTCACTCCAGAAAGTGTCCCATGCGGAACGAATGTCAACGAACTTCTGTTCGTCAGCGTTAAGTGGTACTGCGATACCCTCTTTACCGTCAAACACCCACAGGTGCGCTACAGGAATGCCTGTAACCATCATTTGATGCTGCATCTGCATCGCGTAGTGGGACGGGATTTCGCCGTTCTCTGCCTGCTTCCAGAGGTCAGAGGCTTTGCCCTTCATCGGGCATTTAATCTCAACGATTAGCTCGTTGAACAAGTCGATGCCATCAAGACTAGCACCATAGTCGCCAGCCACGAACACGGCAGGGCGTAGTATACCAACGATTCCTTGATATACGTCACGCGCCACTGGCTCAAGCTCTTGCCCTCTACGCATCGCGTAATTCGCTTTCGCATCTTCACCTCTCTTAGCCTTGAGAATATCTTTTGGCTTCTGCCACGGAGACAGTCCCATAATCGCGGGAGTCTCTGATGCCATGCGCTTAGTCCTGCGGAAGTCTAACCACTCCTGACTTCCTTGGACGAGTTCAATTTCACTCACGAAAGCATCCGGTAGATTAGGTATCCAATCATCAGGAATGGGGCTGCGAATCCAATAATCATCCCAAGCACCCCGAATCCCAACCATAGGTCACTCAGGAACTTTGTAACCAATCTCATCTTGTAGCTCCTTAAGGGCATCTTCTCCGGCGAAGTAGTCATACACCACAAACAAGCCTTCAAGCAGACGCTCGTTGTATTCATCGTTCGGACCATCGTAGTCACGGAACGCCATCTCAATGTGTTCCTTCAGTTGCGTGCAGACAATCGCGTCAATCTGGTCGTAATCAATCTCAATCGTGACCTTAGTCATTTCTAATCTCCTCTGCTGCGGATAAAAGTGCGCTCTTCATTGGTGGGCTATTTGTCTCGCTGGCTCTGCGCTCAATAATCGCAAGACACGTTTCCTTTCCACCTACCAGCCCCGCAAACTTCTGTAGGGCTGCAAGCATTGCAGGGGTCAGTGGTGCGATTCTGTGAATGTCACATTGCCGTGCCATTTCTGCTATATCCATTTGCATTCCTTACACCTTTCGTCAGTTGTCTTTAGGTCGTACATACAACCCATTTCCATCGTAAAGAGAATGGTTCTCATTCTCCTTACATCGGAGTCATGCCACCCGTCTTGTACTTTCAGAAACCTCTTGAACGGCTTTCTGTTGTGACACCCGTAAACGGTACTGCTTGCTTTTTTCTGCATCTGTTCTTGGCTCGGGTCGTTCAACATCTGGCTTGTTGCCCCATCGGTACGCAGGAATAGGAACCGTACCCTCCCTGTCCCATCCGCAGATATAAATCAGTTCCAGCGTCCACAGTTCCCGCAGATGTATCTGTGCAGTCTTGTGATGCAGGTTAAGTTCGTGGGCAATGTCGTACTTCGTATAAGCCTCGCGGTCTTTGAGCTTGTCAATGATGCGATAACTATCAAACGTCTTTGACATTTACCGCCTCAAACTTTCCTTCCTGCCCTTCTGTCTGGTTCTCAATCCATTCAAGCAGCGATGCACAGTAAGCATCAGCAGACAAAATATTCTTGCCAGCAGCACCCCACTCCTTTTTCAAGCAATGCTCGTGGGCCTTCTTAACGTGTTTCTCAATCTTCATGAGAAGCATTGCATAGTCAGTCTGTACCGATTTCGTATTCACTTCCTCTCCCATACTCAAAAGTTTTAAACATCTCACGGATAGAGCAGTAAGGCTTTTCATCCGTCTCAACAATTCTTAGCTGGTCACTGCTCAAACACTTACCGCCAAGTTCGTACAGCGTGCCAGTAGTCCAGTCTGCTAATGCGTCAAATATTCCTTTTGACCTATAGCCCTTCTTTGTGTGCACAAACTTCTGGACTTGAATCTTTGCGAACCACCGGAGAGATATACCCGTCAGGGTCTTGACCTTGCGCTGTTCTAGCTGCTTACGGTCATATTCCTTGTGCAGCATCATTAGGCCAATATCTCCAAGGCAGTCCTCACTTGTCAGATTGAACACCCTCATTCTTGGTAAGCCTTTTCTTGTTGAGGGTAGCAACGATGCTGCCGTACTTCATGCGTGGAATCTGCTTCAAGGACTCGACCTTGTAGAAGGCACAAATCTTCTCTGCTGACGAACCTACGTCTGCTGCGAGCTTCTCAATCTTCTCGCAGTCCTCGTCAGTAAGTGTGGCGTTGTCCTCCTCAGAGGGTGGCAGGTCTTCACCGTTGTAAATATAAAGACCCAGACCGTGCAGAGCGATAGCCTTTGCCAGAGCACGCTGCATCGCTGTGTTAACTTGGAACGAGTCAGGGTTATCGACTGCTTGGTTCCGATGATTCATGACCGGCAGTTGTGCTGTGCGAGATACGCCGAAAGCAGTAACGGTACAGAAGACCATCATGGTATGACCAAACATCTTGGGTTCTCCGTACTCCCAAGTCGCTGTCGGGTCTTGCATCAGCAACTGGTCAACAGCCCATGCCCACGAGAGATAAGTAAGCCCGTTCTTCTTCTCGACGTACTTACTAACGTCAACCTTCCTAAGTTCTGCGTATTTCACTTTGTCTCCTAAAAACAAGTTGTGACATTGCCACAAGTAGTGCAGATGATTGTCTGCCCATTGATGAAGTAAGTCTGAGTGAAGCACTGATTAGCATCAGCAGCACCAGCGATTGCAATTCCAATCAGAAAGCCAATAAGCCACTTAATCACGATGGTCTCCTTGCGTTAGCGTTTGCATTTCCAAGTGGTGCAACTCATTGAGAAGCCCCTCAAGGTGTCGCGCCACTCCCGACCACGGACGCGGGTCATAAGGTGCGCCTTCCATGAGAGTCGCGGGGGGATAGACGATTGAACGAATCTTGATTCCATAGCGGTTAGGGCCATCCCTGAATCCGCTCGGCATCGTACTCAGCACATTCGGACAGATAGAGTTCAAACGCTTCGCATAGTAGTCCGCCAACGGCTTCATAGTCTCGCTGCTTGACTGCCACGCAGACTGGTGATTGTGCATTAATTTCTCCTGAGTACCACTCCAAAAACTCGTTGAAAAGTTCGTCACGCTTGTATCCCTTAAAGATTTGTTCTGCATCACGTTCCAACTGGAGGTAGTCCATTAGATGCTCCTCAGATGGTCGATGATGATTCGGCAAGCGCGAGCAGGCTCTTGCCTGTCACGGCTCGCATAGATGACTTCCAGTTTCTCGATGAACTTAGCCATGCGCTGACGTTCATTCTTCAGCGTTTGCACAAGCTCGTTGTGGCGTTGAATTGCCGGGTGCAAGTCCATTTTGTCCTCCGTGTTGTGTGACTGCAGGGCCGATTGTCCGGCTTTTTTTCTTGCCGTCAAGCCCTACACAACAACTTTTTTTGTGGCAGACTTGGGTCTCTTACAGGAGGACTCATGCTCATCACACAAGACGATATCGACCGCTACGTTCCACCAAAGACTGCAATAGCAGTTAAGCAGGCAGACCTGTTCGTGGACGATGTAAAGGATGCCTTCTTCAGTCCAGAGTCGCTTCATGGCGCAACGCTTCCTTGGCCGAAGACATATGACAACATTAGGTTCCTGCCCGGCACTGTCACCCTCTGGAGTGGTGTGAACGGACACGGAAAATCAATGTTGTCCGGCCACTGCGCGCTCGACCTGTGCTTCCAGAATCAGAAGGTGGCGATTGCCTCGTTCGAAATGAAGCCAGCCGCAACGCTTAAGCGTATGACTCGTCAGGCTCTAGGCTTTTCTAACCCAACCGAACAGTTTATTGACCAGTTCCATGAGTTCCTGAAGGGCCGCTTGTGGATTTATGACCAACAGGGGACTTGTGACTACAAGGAAGTAATGAAGGTCATCCGCTACTGCGCTGATGTTCTTGGCATACAGCACTTTTTCGTTGACTCACTGATGAAACTTTGTCGCGAGGAAGACAATTACAACCAGCAAAAGGCTGTTGTAGATGAACTAACATCTATTGCACGCGACCACAACATCTGCATTCACTTAATCCATCACATCCGCAAACTTGTAGATGAAAGCCAAGTGCCGGGGAAGATGGACGTAAAGGGTAGTGGCGCGATTGTTGACCAAGTAGATATTGCGCTTACCGTCTGGCGCAATAAAAAGAAAGAAGCAAGAATTGCCAGAGGTGAAGAAGATGACGGTGTGGACTCTTTATTGGTATGCGATAAGAACCGTCATGGGGAATGGGAAGGTCGCATTGGATTGTTCTTCAATAAAGATGGGCAGTTCTATGGGGAGCATGACAAGTGGAGACCGAACTACACAGACAGAATCGACAAGATATGCCGACAATCGCAAAGTTCGTTGACGAATGTCGTGCCATTTTCGGCGAAGTCAAAGTAAGGTTTGCAAAGGAGAACGGAATTGAAAGGGGAACTCCGGTTTGTCGTGCATTCGATGGACCACTTGAAAGCGGCATTTTCAGTCGCGAGTCAGGAACTGACTGGAGACTGCTTTATCCTGACGTTCCAGAAGGAACAGGAGAAACGCAGGAATCAACAAAACCGCCGGTATTGGGCAGTGCTGCACGAACTGGCAGAACAACTAAATATAAATGACGTGGAAGCGTGGCATGAGTGGTGCAAACGCAGATTTATCGGTGTCAAAGAGGTAACCTTGCCTGACGGAGAGATAATCAACATCGGGCGCAGCAGCACAGACTTATCAGTAAAAGAATTTACGGACTATATGACCAGCATCGAGGCTTGGGCAGTAGACCAAGGCGTAATTTTCAATGACCTCCCATGAGACTTTTCCACAGTTTAATGTCGTACCCGCTTACGAAAGAAGAACCAAGATATAACCAGACTCAACAGAAGGTCTGGGACGCAATTACAGAAGAACCCATATCATCTGCTGATATATCTGCATTGACTGGAATACCGAATAGAACGGTTCAGAAGGCGTTGAGTGCAATGCTCGACGACCTCAAGGTCATTGATACTGGCAAACATCGTCCAAGGCTATACTTCAAAGAATGACTAAAGCAGAAAAAACCCATATGAGCCGGGTCGCAGACCTTGGCTGCATCTTGTGTAAGCACCTATCACTAGGTGAGACTCCGGCAGAACTACATCATCCGCGCACTGGCACAGGAGCCGGTAGACGCGCAAGCCATTTTGATGTTATACCGCTCTGTCCTGAGCACCACAGGGGCAACTCTGGATTGCATGGGATGGGCCGTAAGGCTTTCGAGAAGTATTACGGCATTACAGAACTTCAACTATTGGAGAAGGTAACCGAATGTCTGCGCTAGACACGCAAATTGGCGGCACACACTATAAAAAGTTTGCAATTGAACCGATTGAGTTTATCCACAAGAATGGAATCGGATTCTGCGAGGGCAACGCAATAAAATATCTGGTGCGTTGGCGAGAGAAGGGCGGGAAACAAGATTTGCTAAAAGCCAAGCATTACATCGACCTTCTGCTGGAGATGGAAGGTGAGTGACCCGTTCAAAATTACAGAACCAACGTGCATCAGTTTTTCTGGTGGCCGAACTAGCGCATATTTACTTTGGAGGGTATTGCAAAGCAACTCAGGTATTCCTGATGATGCAACTGTCGTTTTCTGTAACACAGGAAAAGAAGATGAGGCGACCCTGCGTTTTGTAAAAGATTGTTCTGTGAATTGGAATGTAGATATAACTTGGCTTGAATATCGAGATTCAGAGAAACTTTTTGATATTGTCAACTTCGATTCAGCAAGTAGGAATGGCGAGCCGTTTGAGCAAATAATTAAAAGAAGGGGGATGTTGCCAAATACAAGAGCAAGGTTTTGCACTGTTGAATTAAAAATAAGAACAATGAGACGTTATTTGCAGAGCATTGGTTGGGATGAGTGGGATAACATGATTGGCATTAGGCACGACGAGCAGCGGCGCGTTGCAAAGATGCGGCCCGACCATAAGTCTGAAAATCCTATAATGCCACTAAACTCTGCCAAAGTTACCAAAAGTGATGTTTTAAGTTTTTGGGAAAATCAAAGTTTTGACCTTGAGTTACCAATCATTGATGGTGAAACAATAGGTGGCAACTGTGATTTGTGTTTTTTAAAATCATTGCCAAAAATACAAACATTGGTTACTCAAAACCCAGAAAGGGCCGTTTGGTGGGCAAAAATGGAAGATTATGCACAATCAAAAACAGATGGAGACGGCAATAGGTTCCGAATCGACAGACCTCGTTATGCAGACATAAAAAATTTTATAGGCCGTCAAACTGATATGTTTGGCGATTCCATCGAATGTTTTTGTGGTGACTAATGAGCAAGTTCCAACGTGAGAAGGGCAAGCGCGGAGAGCGCGCAGTCGCAAACATTATCTTCGAACTCACCGGATGGAACGCACAGCGTAGGGTCAGAAACGACCACGGTGACACAGACCTAGTCGGCATACCCGGATGGGCAGTCGAGGTTAAAGACCACGCCAAGGCCACAATGGGTGATGTAAGGGATTGGTGGGCGCAAGCCTGCAATCAGGCCAAGGGCAATATTCCATTACTGGTATACAAACGACAGCGCGGCGAGTGGCGTTGCGTGTATCCGGTATCTATTCATTTATGTATGCAAGAGGCAGACTGGTGGAAGGACTATTCCTACACAGTCGAGACCTCGATGGAAGGATGGGCGGCAGTAGCAAGAGAGGTCTGCAATGGGTGTGATTGAACGCATGACACGCGCCACAACGAGTTCTAATCTCAAGTGTGATGACCTACACTTCGACGCTGATTTAATCGCGTCTAGCGGATTTGTAGCGCGTAAGAGAGGACTTGGTGCATTGGCCTTCTGGTCTAAATATGCTCAGGACTCTGCCAAGACCAAGGAACTGCTCCGAGAACTCATGACTAAGTTTGTCGGGCAGAAGCGGCAAGAGCGTTCGCACCTATCTAAGCGAGTCCTGCACCAGATTGC